GTAAGTACCAGCAAGTCAAGGTACTGAAGAACTATCCGTTTCAGGAGACCGATGCCACGCGCTACGGCACACAGGTTCACGAAGCGATTGAGTTCTACATTCGAGACAGCAAACCGCTCCCGGTGATCTACGCGCAGTTTCAGCCGGTGGTGGACGCCATGTTGTCGAAGCCCGGACGAAAGTTTGCCGAGTATGAGATGGCGCTGGATGAGCGTCTGGTGCCCTGCGCTTGGAATGCGCCGCAGGTATGGGTGCGCGGCATCGCCGACATTCTGATCATCGACGATGACAATCTGACGGCGTGGGTAGGCGACTGGAAGACGGGCAACAACCGTTACCCGGATCGCGATCAGCTCGTGCTGATGTCACTCATGGTGTTCCAGCACTTCCCACATATCCGCAAGGTCAACTCAGCGCTGCTCTTCATTGTGAAAGACGACATGGTGAAGATGCAGATGATGCGTGATCAAGCGGATGCGGCATGGGCCAAGTACCGTGAACGGATCGGACGTATCGAAGCAAGCTTCGAGCACGATGTATGGAACCCAAGCTCATCACCGCTATGTCGGTGGTGCCCTGTCAAGACCTGTGAATTTCATCCGGAGCATCTGTCATGACTCAAGTAAACGGCAAGCGCAACTACAAACACGCCTACAAGCTTCAGAAAGCTAGCGGCGAAACGAAGGACCAGATCGAGCGCCAACGCGCTCGTCGCATGTATGACAAGGAGGGTGTTGCACGAGACGGTAAAGACATCGATCACGTCAAGCCACTCAGGGCTGGCGGCAAGAGTGTGAAGGGCAACCTGCGACTGCGTAGCAAGCGCAGCAACCAATCAGACAACGGACATTGATATGGAGATAGTGGACAACCGCGCAATACTGATCCGTACTCGCAATCCTGCGAAGTACACGGTCATCCCCAAGAGCAAGATCGTTGAGCAAGGCCCGAACGGCTACACCGTCGCCGTGTACTGGGGGCTGGATGAGATGCGGGTGCTCAAGAATCTGGGCGTCAAGCACGCGCCGTCTCCGATACGTAAGAAGTACGACTGGCCCGGGCGCTTCAAGCCGATGGCGCATCAGATTGAGACGGCAGCATTCCTGACGCTGCACCGCCGTGCGTTCGTGTTCAATGAGCCGGGCACTGGCAAGACGCTCTCAGCATTGTGGGCGGCTGACTACCTGATGAAGTCAAAGCAAGTGCGCCGTGTGCTGGTGCTGTGCCCGCTCTCGATCATGCAAAGCGCGTGGATGAACGACATCCACCAATCCATCCTGCATAGAAGCGCGGTGATCGCCCACCACTCCAAAGCTCTGCGGCGTGTCGAGCTTGTCCAGAGTGACTACGAGTTCGTCATCATCAACTATGAGGGGCTGAACTTGATCGCAAACGAGATCAAGGCTGATGGGCGGTTTGATCTGATCATTGTTGACGAGGCGAACGCTTACAAGAATCCGAGCACGCAACGCTGGAAGGCATTGGCAAGCATTCTCAAACCTGAGACGTATCTGTGGATGATGACGGGCACACCTGCATCACAGTCGCCTGTGGATGCGTACGGCTTGGCAAAGCTCGTCAATCCCAACGGGGTGCCGAAGTTCATGTCGGCATGGCGCGACAAGGTGATGAACAAGATCACGCAGTTCAAGTGGGCACCGAAGTTCAACGCCAAGGATCTCGTACACGAAGCGTTGCAGCCTGCGATCCGGTTCACCAAAGCGCAGTGTCTTGATCTGCCGCCGGTCGTGACGGTGACGCGAGATGTGCCACTCTCTCCCCAACAGCAGAAGTACTACACGCTGCTTAAGTCCCAGATGCTGATCCAAGCAGCAGGCGAGACCATCACAGCGGTGAACGCTGGCGTAGCTGTGAACAAGCTGCTGCAGATTTCTTGCGGCGCTGCGTATACAGATGAGAAAGAGGTTGTCGAGTTCGATTGCTCAGCGCGGTTGGGTGTCTTGAAGGAAGTCATCGACGAGACCGACCGAAAGGTCATTGTGTTCGCGCTGTTTCGTTCCAGCATCGACACGATCACGCGCTATCTGGACAAGCACGGCATCAAGAACGCACAGATTCATGGCGGGGTGAGTGCGACCAAGCGTGCGCGTATCATCAACGACTTCCAGACGACAGACCAAGAGCGTGTGCTGGTCATGCAGCCGCAGGCAACTGCGCACGGGATCACACTGACTGCCGCCGACACGGTGGTCTTCTATGGTCCATTGATGTCTGTTGAGATGTATTTGCAGTGCATCGCCCGTGCTGACCGCAAGGGACAGGACAGCGATAAGGTAACCGTCGTGCACATCCAGAGCAGTCCGCTCGAGGTGCGCATGTTCAGCGCAATGGGGCGCAAGGTTGGCGACCACACCTTGTTGGTCGAGATGTTCGATCAGGAGATCAAAAGCAAAAAATAAAATGCCGCTTGCACCGGCTAGAAAAACCTGTATCATCGTAAAAACATTTACAGACACTTCGACAGGAGAAGAACATGTCTGATGTTGACGTCCCTATGGACAAGCTGGCCCGGGTCTACCGCAAGATGCAGACTCGGATTCAAGAGCTGACCGCAGCGTACGAGACGGAAGTCGAGGCGCTCAAGGCTCAGCAAGACGCGATCAAGAACGCGCTCAAGGACAAGATGCTCACGCTCGGTGTGAAGTCAGTCAACACCGAAGAGGGCACCGTGATCCTTTCAACGAAGACCCGGTATCAGACGCAAGACTGGGACTCGTTCAAGCAGTTCATCATCGAGCATGACGCCGTCGACCTTCTCGAAAAGCGCATCGCTCAAACCAATATGGCGACGTTCTTGAAAGAGAATCCGTCGCTGTTTCCCCCCGGCCTGAACAGCAATACCGAGTTCAGCATTTCCGTTCGTAAACCCTCCCACAAGTAAGAGGAACTCATGAGCAATATCGCTCTATTCAACCCCAACCAAGCCCCCGCGTTTGCTCGTAAGGGGCTGTCCGAAACAGCTAAGGCTCTCGCTGGCGGTGGTGCCGGTGGCGGCAAGCGCATCTCGATCAAAGGTGGCGTGTTCCGGCTGCTCAATAACGGCAAAGAGATCGCGTCCATCGAAGAGCGGCATCTCGATATCGTGATCGTCAAAGCCGCGCCCAAGATCAACCGTGTGTTCTACGCGAAGTCATACGATGCCGACACCGTGACCGGCCCGGATTGCTGGTCGGCTGATGGCGAGAAGCCCAGCCCGGACAGTGCCAACAAGCAGGCAAGCCGCTGCTCCGAATGCCCCAAGAACATCGCCGGTTCAGGCCAAGGTAACAGCCGTGCTTGCCGATACCAACAGCGTCTCGCGGTGGTGCTCGCCGACAGCGTAGAAGGCGATGTGATGCAGCTTACGCTTCCTGCCACGTCACTATTCGGTAAAGCAGAGGGCGACAACCGCCCCCTGCAAGAGTACGCACGCTGGCTGGCCGCGCAGGACATCAGTCCTGAGACGGTCGTGACGCGTATGAAGTTCGACACCAAGTCTGAGTCGCCTAAGCTGTTCTTCAAAGCAATGCGCTGGCTGTCCGACGACGAATACACCACGGTGGAAGAGAAAGGCGCGTCTGACGAAGCAGTCAAGGCAGTCACGATGACGGTCGCCAAGGTGGACGCGGTGGCTCCGGCCATGCTCGAGGGCAAGCCGCCTGCCAAGACGCTGCCTAAGCCGGTGGAAGTTGCGGCAGAAGAAGAGGAGCCAGCGCCGCCCCCCGCGCCCAAGGCCAAGAAAGCTGCTAAGCCCGCCCCCGAGCCGGTGGTGGAAGAAGTTGACGAGCCGGAAGTACGCACTGCCGCAGCGAAGAAGCCTACGGTTGAAGCTAAGTCCCCGCTGGCCGACATGGTCAGCGAGTGGGATGACGAGTGAATAAGGAGCTAGCCATGTACGTTATCCGTAAAGATGTCCCGTTGCCCCCGCGCCGTAGCGGACGCAAGTCGATGATCGAGACGAAGTATCCCTTCGGCAAGATGGAAGTTGGTGATTCGTTTGTTGTGAAGGTTCCGACTTCAAACATGAAGCGCGAGACGACTCGGCTGCGGGCAGTAGCCAGCGTTGCCCAGAAGCATTTCGGGTTTAAGTTCGCCCTACGCCCTGTGGAGTCGGGTGTAGGTATTTGGCGCACTCAATAAAGGGTGGGGGGGAAAGCGGCAACGTGAGTACCCCAAAACAATGCCATACACATCAAACTTCATTGCCCGCATCAAGACGCAACCGGTCAATCTGATCGGCACACGCCTAGCTTTGTGGGCTATCTATCACGACATCTCCGCCACAAAGCTGGCTA